GGAAGGTCTGCGGGCCTTCATCGCTCCGCCGCGTCCGCCGGAACCGACCGGGTTGGGCGCCGTCGTAGAAGACGCCGAGGGAGTGCGGTACGTGAGGGCTCCGGAGCGTGACGGAGTGGTTTGGCGCGGCTCCGGCACCTGGGTCTACAAGGACTGGGTTTCCATCGACGCCGTCAAGGTGCTGTCTGAGGGCGTGACCGGATGAATGCCCGTGACGACCTCGGGTTCTTTGACGCCGACACCCTCCACGACGCCATGCGCGTCATGTGGGAGGCCGCTGGTCGTGCCACCGACCGCCCCTGGACCCGCATGGATTTGGCGGCGGCTGAGTGTGAGGCACCGGAACCAGCCCAGCACCCCCGGTACGACGACCCCGACCACGCAGCCATGCACCACTACCGCGACGAGGTGAGCTCCGCATGAGCGACCACACACAGGACCGCGAACTCCACGCCAGACTCGTCGCGGTCGCAGACAAATCGCTCTCGCTCGCACGCGCCGCGCTGGACGGTGCCGAATGAGTGCGGCGTGTGAGCGGGATGAATGTGACGAGGTTGGGCACGTCTACTACAGGTACGGGCTCACGATCAGTGACGGCCCGTTCACGTTCGGCTCTGCAGCGACATCACTGCCTGATCAGCCCATCGCCCTGTGTTCAGAGCACGCCTTGGATGCGTTCGGGTTTGCATTCACGGTGCTGCCCGCCTGCAATGAGGCCATCCGGTGAGCGCGTTGGGTTGGCTCGGTGTCGCCGCCGTAATCATCGCGGTCGCCGCCACGAAACTGTCCTACCGCATCCAAGCGTGGTGGGCACGTGACCGCATCGCCGAAGTGATGGACCGACACCCCGCCGGCCAAGACGCGGATCCGATCGCTGTAGCTGACGCGTTCTGGTGGCACCACGTAGACGAAGCCGCCGAAGCGCAGGCGTGGGAAACCACTAGGCCGCTCTACTCGAACGAGACCGCGCAGAAGGTCGCCGCGATCCTCGCCCACAACGAAGCCGAACGGGCGTGGCGTGACGAGGACGCGGTGCGCAGGTTCATGGAAGGCAGCCGATGAGCCCCCTCGAGCCTTGCTGCTACCGGTGCGTCGGCGGATGCGACCAAACCATCTGCCGCGACAACGCCCCCTCGCCCACCGAAGACCAACACAAGTGCGCCGACTGCGACTACTCGGACCAACTCCGCCACGCCATCGAAACCGCCCACGAACAGACCGCCGACGAATGGTGGCACAGGTCGAGCAGGTGGTCCGCATGACGCTCACCATCCTCGACGACCTCGAGCAAGGTTCGCCGGAGTGGCACGACGCACGCAGGGGCATCATCACCGCATCCGTCGTCGGCCGGCTCATCACCCCCACGTTGAAGGTCGCCGACAACGACGTCTCCCGCGGACTCACAGCCACCCTCGCCGCCGAAAGGCTCACCGGAGTCACGGAAGAAACCCCCATGAACTCGGACATGTGGCGCGGGGTCGAGCTTGAGCCCTACGCGCGCGACGCCTACAGCAAGCATCACGCGCCGGCCGTTGAGGTCGGGTTCATGGTGCGCGACGAAGGCGGCTTAAAGCTCGGGTACAGCCCCGATGGGCTGGTCGGCGAAGAAGGGCTAATCGAGATCAAATGCCCGCGCGCCAAGGGGCACCTGAACACGATTCTCGCCGACGCGGTGCCGCCGTACTACATGGCCCAGTTGCAAGCCGGGTTGCTGGTCAGTGGCCGCGACTGGATCGACTTCGTGTCCTTCTGTGCAGGCATGCCGCTCTACCGGAAGCGCGTCTATCCCGACCCCCAGTGGAACGGCGCGATCACAGCCGCCGTCGTCGCCTTCGAGATCAACGCCGAACGCATGACGTCCGACTATCTGGCCCGCGTTGAAGGGCTCCCCACAACCGAACGCATCGACCCCAACATCGTGGAGCTGAAACTCGCATGAAGGTCAACATCGTTAAGAAGACCGACCAACTCAACTACGAAGACTTCCTCGGCGGCGTCGCCCGCACCGTCACCATCGCGGGCGTCAAAGCCGGCACCAAAGAGCAGCAGTACGACATCCAGATCGAGGGAGACCAGCGTGTATGGCGGCCGGCGGTCACTGTTCTCAAGCTGCTGGTTGAGGCGTGGGGTGACGACGCAACCGAATGGGTCGGTCGCCGCGCCAGGCTGTACGGCGACCCGACGATCACGTTCGGCCGCGACAAGGTCGGCGGGATCCGGGTCTCCCACCTCTCCCACATCGACGGCCCTGTCTCCGCGAACCTGACCGTCACCAGGGGTAAGCGCGCTGTGCACACGGTGGACCCGCTGCCTGACGAGACACCCGCCGATCGTGTCGCCGCGCTCAGGGCCGAGTGGAAGACCGCCGACCCCGAACGCAAAGCCGCGATCGAAGCCGAAGTCAACAAGCTCACCGGGGATGCGTCGTGACCGCGCTCATTGCTGCCGCAGCCACCACCGCACTCTTCGCCGCCGCCGTCGCCCGGCTCATCCACCTCGCCGACCGCGACGCCTGCAGGTTCGCCAACGACACCGGAGACGACCGTGCGGAGTGACGCCAGGAAGAAGTGGCAGCCCACACAGCCGCATTGGGATCCAGCTGTTTGTGAGCTCATCCGTGAAGCACAAGCCGCCGCCTGGGACGAGGGACACGACGCAGCGACCAGCGCAGCCCCGGAAGACGTGTGGTTTGGCGCCTGGAGCCACACGCACAACCCCTACCGGGACCGCCCATGATCGCCGACGACTTGTTTAGCGGCGCAGGCGGTTGGGATCTCGCCGCCGAAGACCTCGGCATATGGGCACGCGGCGTCGAGCTGATGCCCGAGGCCAGAGCTACCAGGGAGGCGGCCGGGCTCACCACAATCCATGACGACGTGTGGACCTACCGGCCAGCAGTGCAGGCAAGCGGCCTCATCGCCTCGCCGCCTTGCCAGACCTTCTCCACCGCCGGCAAGGGCAGCGGGCGGAAAGCACTCAACGATGTCCTGCGGGGCGTCGCCCAGAGCTACTACAGGAACCTCGAGCATCTCCGGTTCCTCGGCCTGGAAGTTGGTGACGATAGGACTGCACTGGTCCTGACACCGCTTCACTTCGCCACCCAGTACGACTACGAGTGGTTGGCCTGGGAACAGGTGCCCACCGTCCTTCCGGTCTGGGAAGCGTGCGCCGGCGTGCTGCGGGCGAGCGGCTGGAACGTGTGGACGGGCCTGCTCCACGCAGAGCAGTACGGCGTCCCCCAGACCCGCAAACGCGCCTTCCTCTTGGCATCCCGCCACGGCGAGGTGACGCCGCCGACCCCGACCCACTCGCGCTACTACAGCCGCAGCCCGGAGAAGCTCGATGAGGGAGTGCAGAAGTGGGTCAGCATGGCCGAGGCCATCGGCTGGGGGCTATCCGGTCGACCGGCGCCCACCCTCACCGGGGGCGGCACCGAGACCGGTGGGGCCGAACCGATCGCCAAGTGGAAGGCCCGCTGGGCCACTCACCCAGAGTTCACGGCTAGGGCTCTGTGGTTGGCCGACACCAGCCCTCGGCGTCCCGGTCGAGTCAGCGTCGCCGAGGCCGGCCTGCTGCAGAGCTTTCCCTCTAGCTATCCGTGGCAGGGCGCGAAGGGCAAACAGTACCTACAGGTCGGCAACGCTGTCCCGCCTGGGTTGGCTCGAGCCGCGCTGTCCGCAGCGGTGCCGCAAGCCGAAGAGGTGGCGGCATGACTCTGATTCCTTTGCCGTGGGTAAAGCCGCCGATCACGTTGAACCCGGGGCTGCGTTCGTCGTCGGCCTATGTGAAGGCTGCGAAGGTTCGTGCCGCGAAGGCCGAGGCTGTGGCAGCGATCGTCGCCGCTGGTGTGAAGCCGGTTGCTGGGGCGAACATCACCCTCCACTACCGGGTGCCCGACCGTCGCCGCCGTGACGCAGACAACCTCGCCGCAACGTTGAAGGTCTGCCAAGACGCCCTCGTAGAAGCGGGCGTGCTCATCGAAGACAGCTGGGTGACCGTTCCGTCGTCCGGGCAACGCATCCACCCCCCGACCGACGACGGGCC